TAGCATTTTCCCCACGTCATGTAGCAAAAATTTTTCTCCATGTGATGCACATCTGAATCACACAGAATCACCATAATAGTATGGCTACATTTCATAGCCTTATCACTGCATCGGCGTATTGGCGTATTGTGTGGATTGTGTGGAATGGGGGGAAGTTACTTGCGCAATATGATATAGTATACTCATCCCAAAAGGGAAGGCGTGGCACCGAGGCACAGAGAGAATGGAGGGTTTGAAGGTCGCTCGGTATGAAAACGGAATTGGTCACCAATGCGGTAGGCTAATTGAGTGAATTATACTTGCAAATGAAAGGAAGAACCATGAAGCAAACTGTAAGTGCAACCGTGAAGCAAACAACCATCAATATGCTTTGTACGGATACGAGCGATAATACATCGCATTTAACATGTGTGAAGATGTATGGTACTATGAAAATGGCTCAAATATTAGCGTATATGCGGGTCATGAACGAGCACTCGGAAAAGCTATATACACTGGTAGATTATGAGTGTGATAAGGTAAAAATCGCGATTGATGTACAAGCTGCGTATGAAAGTGGTATATGGGAATAATACGGGGACTTCGGGCGCGGGCTTGGGTACCTAGTCCCACCGCGCCTCCTCTTTAAGGAGAAATTATGGAAGATTTAGAGCCTGTCGGAATAAATCAAAAATCGTATTATGGGAAAGCAAAAACCGAATCCTATTATAGGAACTCGTATGAGTCCCAGGAAGATATCCACGTGACCGACCTATATAGCTACGAAACTTTGGTTGCGCGATATTATCACAAATCCAATGTTTTTGAGTTTTTTGAGGATGCGGCGTATTCGCCGACCACGATTAAGCATGTGAATTCGTTCATAAAGAAAATGAACTCCAAAATGTGGTGCCGTCTTTCAAAAAGGCAAATTGAGCTGTTTATTTTTGCTAGGTTTGGAAAAATTGCAGACAACCACGACATGGGGCGGTTGACATACAGCGAGTTATTAGGGTTTACGTGCATGTTGGAGTTTGTTGATTTTTGGCACGAGGAGACGAAATGAAAACCAAGATTGAAAAAAACCTTGAGCTATTGAAAAGCGTAAGGCGCGATTACGGAGACCCTGACAAGGTGATCACGCTGTGGGAAGGAGTCGGAGTTAGTGGTGGATTAAATTCGGATTGCATATACGATCAAGATGAAATAAATCGGGCTTTTGGCGCTTGCAAGGGTGCCGCAAATTTTAAAAAAGCCTATAAGTCGCTGCTATCATACCTTGCAGGCGTGGGTTATGAAGTCGAGCATCAGGCGGTAGGTGATATATATCTTATCACGGGCGCGCTTTGCGGTGGTGACTACAGCCACAAGGCGCGGCAATGCAAGTTCGAATTTGTAGTGTTTGTGCGCAAATAATATTTTCCTTAATAATCAGACAGCCCCGGCCATACCGGGGCTATTTGGCGTTGTCTATGAAATGTAGCCTATAATATATAGTCTACATTCTATAGGCGAACAAATGTACGTTTATGAAATGTAGCCTATAATATATAGTCTACATTCTATAGGCGAACAAATGTACGTCTATGAAATGTAGTAATCTATAGAATGTAGCATTTGTGATCTGAATGAGGAATAACCATAGAAAAAAATTTTTCTCGTAATATTTTCCATTTGAAAAACCATTATATATTAAAAGCACTATCGTTAATTTTGATGGTGTTTTATTATTTTTAATCAGACTCTAAATTTGAAAACGGGATTATTTTTAGCTTCCCCCAAAAGCCTTTATATCAGATTAAGCATATCAAAGAACCGCTCTCTAGTTATAGCGTTGTCAAATCGGACGCAATTGTATTGCATCATACGTTTGATGTCCCTCATAATAGGAGCTGTCTTCTCTATCATGATCATATTAGGCTGCATATCATCCTTGGTTAGTACGAACACGGACTTAATTCCGTTCTCGCCTTTTGGCTGTGTGCCCTCGATGTAATATAGCCCGTCTGCCCGGTCAAACCATACGCTGAACCAATTGCTGTAAAACACGAATGAGAAGTTATAATTAGACTGTCCTGATTTGGTGCCTGTCATTAAAGAATGGGCATCCTTGAATTGGTTGTTGATTGCCATGGCCATATAGTCGGATGATGAAGCAGCTTTTCCAACAACACTCGATTGTTTTTCAAACTGCCGAGCATCGTTCGTGTAGAACTCGAAGCATGTTTCATGGTCTTTTAGAAGAACGAACTGCTGTTCTGTCAGCTTAGGAACACTTATCTTATAATAAGCGAAATACGGGCATTGTATGCTTATCGCATTAGCACAGGCTATTAGCACTACTTTACGTTTTCCGTATAGTTCCCTGTCACGTTCTACTGTGTGATATATATTAAGTAGCTTGTTTACTTCGTTGGGAAGATAGGGGGTGTGTCATTCCTCTTTGATGAATTCATCGAACAAGATCATTCCAACGTTGTCAAACGATGTGCCTTTATAGTTTTGATAGGTCGAAAGCGAAAGCAAGAACCCCATGCACTCCCAACGTTCTGAGTCAGATGCTTTCTCGCCAGTCACGCAGTCGATATACACGTTATTGCCATCCTCGTCTTTTTGCTGCTTGACCCGATGGCGAATCATCATTTTGAATCCATTGACTTTCATATCATAGTCAGGGAATTGTTTAGATATATCGGTCAAGAACTCGTCTTTTGTGAGTAGCTCGCTCTCATACCTACGGAGTAGTATCCATTGCGTCGTATTGTCTCTGATAAATGCCTTTATTCCTTTTTCTTTGCAAGCATAAGTCTTTCCAGCGGAACGGTAGCTTACGACGAAGTTCAACGCCATATCCCTGGATAGGATATTATCTAGACGGTACCATTGGTTACTCATAGATAGCGCCTGATCTGCCAATTAGGGCAGTTAGCAATATAGGAGTTTACACCGTTCTTTATTGTTGGCCCTTTGCCTGGCCCTCCATGGCCGCATAATTGGTTGTTTCCAACGAACATTTCAACGTGTCCCGCGCTCGTGAAAGAGTGAGCGCCATCCCAGTCAATAAGCAACAAGTCTGCTGGCTTTAGATTGGCTATATTAGTGCTGCCATAATCACCGCTGTCTATAAGTGTGCCGTTATGTATCTGGTCGCCTGTCCAAGTTCCCACGTTAATTCCTGTTACAAGGAAGTATGCTGCCCATACCACGCTTGAACAGTCCCCGAACCCAGTGTTCACCGGGTCGAGCCGTCCCGCTGCCTGTGAGTAGTCGAACATTCCTACCCAACTAAGCATTTGTGCTGCAACCTGTTCAGCGGGCGTTGGTGACGGGGCAGGTGTCCCGCCTCCTTGGAACCCGCCTCCTGGCTGTGCCCCTGAAGTGTTGAACATCGGAATCCATTTGTCGCCTTGGGTCGGGATGAATATCAGCCCGTTTGTGAAAGCTGAACCGAACAATACCAGTTGGTCGCCGTTTTTAGTGATATAGTTTATCAGAGAGTTTGTTTGTGTGTTACCAGGTGTCTGGCCGCCTGTTGACGGTGTTGAGTTTTGGCCGAAGTTCGGTGGAGGGTCTTGCTCGTTCCAAGAATTGAGACGGCTGTACACCGTATTATACCTGTTAGTGTACTGGCCTAATACCGGGTTATTAAGGCAAGCTGTGTGTATCATTGCCAGATCAGCGTTCCCGCCGACTGTTGCAATGACGTTGTTACATGATTGAGGGGACTGATGGTACATTGATATTGCGAATATCAACGGCTTGGGGCGTGATAATGAGAATCCTACGCTTAGAAGATAGTCGATATATCCACCGCATATTGCTGCCCAATACTCCATTTGTGCGCTATGTCCATCGGGCGTGTCGAGTATTGTTGCAACGGAAATACGCTCAACGTCTGTCAATGAGTAGTTAGACCAATTATTCCAAGTGTGCGGTATAGTAAGCACATCGTTAGTCAAACGGGGGGATGTTATCGCCAACGCTTGCCAGGTAGTAGGATAGTCATCATGTATGACTTGAAGCAAGTCGGCGGCATTGCTGCCAGCCGACTGCATCATGCCTATGCTGATGATGTGCGACACCCCGTCAAATGCAGGGACGGCGTTCCAAGTCCAATTGGACTCTACTTCGCCGACTACGTACATTGCATAGTCTATTATTTGTTGTTTAGTAGCCATTATACAAACATTGTAGACGGATTATAGAAGGTCGAGTGAACGGTGCCAGTATAATAAAATTTATCCGATGTTGGTATACCTGAATATGTGGTACCTACTAAATTGATTATGCCGTTGCTGGTCATTGTGTAACTATTCGTAAAAGGATTCGTATTTGTTTTTTGCGTATTGTTCACATCCGATACTATTTGGTGTGTTGCTGTAAATTTAAGATCACTATAATTCGGCATGATTATTTTAGTATCTAAAACCGGAAAAATATCATAGGTTCCTGAACCGCTATACTGAAAAGTAAATCCGTAACCAGCATCGAGGGTAATAATTGACCCATTTGTATTTTTACCTAATAATCCACTCATGAACTGACCTGTAATGGTCATACCTGATGGCAATACTGTTAATATCATTGGGCTAGTATATGTAAAAGAAAACGCGTTTTGTAGTTTAACCAGATCAGCTTTATTGGTTACTAAATTCGATATACTGTTATTTATTGATGTGATACTATTATTTATAGTATTATTAGAGTTTTGTAAATTAGCGATATCTATTCCGTGTTGAGTCGAAGCAAGTTTAAGAGTTGAAATATCTTGTGCCTGTTGACTCGAAGCAAGTTTAAGTGCCTCAATATCAGTAGTATGTTGATCAATAATTGACGATAACAATTGAGCGCTAGCACTATCGGTAATACCAAGATCACTAAACCACTGTGAGTATTCTAAAATTGATTGGTTGATTGCTATTAATTCGGACTTAATTTGTGATATATCTGTTCCATACTGATCAAATATGGTTTTGAATAATTTGGCTGAAACAATAGAGTCAATCCCTAATGCATCGAACCAATCCCCATATATCTGGAACAAATTCATGATCTGCCCGTACGCTGTGTCGATCTTCTGATTGTCGGTATTAAGGTCTTCTCGTGTTGCGGGAATGTCGCTCCCTGCCCATTGGTTGAGTTGGAGTATTGGTGTTTTCTGTGAGCTTGGCATGATTGTGTCCTTTCTTAGATTCCATATCTTGAGATTGTTTGCGATATTGTAATTTGTTGGGGTTCATTGACAGTATAAATTATATCAAGATCACACTTAAACGCAAGTCCATTGATACCGAATATGGTTAAATGCTCAAACCAATCGGTTAATCCATCATATAACGGTGTTGGAATTAATGGGGTTCCGTACTCAAACTTGGTTATTCCCCCATATTTATCACTCATACATAGATAATAGTTACTCGGCATATCACCGCCAATAATAAAGTCCATAGTTCCGTTACTCTCAATTGTAACGGCAACATCGGTAGAGGATTTTGATATGGTGAGTGATTTATCGGTGGTTGTCGAGTCATTATCAGGCAATACGTGGGAAATAGACTGTCTGGAAGCTAACTGGATAATGTTTCCGACTGTGCCAGATACGAATCCGCTATATGTAAGAAAACCAATGGAATAAATCCAGTTCTTTAAATCTTGAACCATGTTGAATACCGAGTCATAATCGTGTTGCAACCAACTAAACAACGGATAATCAGGGAACGGATTCGGTATCATTGATAGCTGGTTGTCAATTGGTATTAAAGATTCATCAATCAACTCGTTAACCCTGTCTTCGGTTATCCCACCGCCATCACCTCCATTCACAGCATCATATAGCTCTTTGGCGTCCTTCGCAGAAATAGGGTTTTGGCTTAACGCCCATTCGTTTAAAACAGTCATATCAATCCTCCTAATCCAAATAATCTTGTGGAAGCGTCATTGCCCGTGGACTGTCGGATATCCCGAACAGGTAGGCAAATAACAAGTCCAGTTCTTTTACAGTGTATAACGAGCATTCGGCTTCCCATTCATCCCAATCCATCGTGCTTGTGATTGCTTCTATCTCGTCCCATGTTGCGGCGAAATACCTTTCATCGTTGTATTGGTGCGATAACGCTTCTTCCAAGCCTGAATAAAACCCTGTGGACGGGTCGAGGACGTTGATCTGACCAAGCGTTATCTCATGTATCAAAGCTATAAGCTCTTCACGCAATGCCTTGATGGCCGCATCAGTGTACACACGAAGATAGTTCGTCTGCTCGTTCTGGTCTTTTACATATGTCTGTAACCATAGATCGAACTCTTCTTTTGTCATAAGCGACGAGTAAACGCGCCATAGCTCGTTCATCCGTCTGGCAATCTCGTTGAGTATCTGCCCCTCGCTCATGCCCTCGAAGAAGATGTCTGGCAACGTTGTTACCCTCGACAACGGCCAAACGAACGGCCAGATGTTAAGTGGCCAATATGGTCTAATATCGCTCATATCAATCCTTTCTAAATCCCATTCACGTGTATTGCCCATAGGTTGCTGAAGAACTGCTCGAACTCTGCCACGAACATCAAGTCAACATTGAGCAGCGAATTACGGTAGTCCCTCAGTGCCGTTGACGGTAGTATGCCGGAATGGCCGAGCACATCAGAGATAAACGTGTCCATTGTGGAATCGTTTGCCGTGATCAGCCCGACAGTCTTTTCAAGTGATGTTGCGGTAGAATTAGCGGTGGTGCCGCTTACTCCGTCTGTAATGTTTGATGCATAGTCCTCAATGCCCTGTAATTGCGTTTGCGGGGTATCGGAATAAAGTGACCGTGTTGTGGTGTCAGTGGACTGGTCGCCGCTTGTGTCTGTATTCTGTGTTTGGTCAGTGTTCTGAGTATGATCGCCTGTCTTGGCAAGCGTTGTCTCGGTGTGCATATCGGCTGTGTTAAGCGGATTGTACTTGATGTCGAATGACTCGTATAGTTTGTTATAATACGGCAATATAAGGTATAGATGGCGGTTAACCATCATACGCCAACGTGCGGGGACTACTGAGTTTATTTCCCTGTACCAAAAGTGGGATGTGAATATTCGTATAAGGCGGCTCTCATAATCAGTGTTCCATAGTCCTACCTCGTTGATCACGTCATGCCATTGGATGTCGAAGCCTTGGTCTAACAAGTCTCCAAGCATTACTGACTGTTGCCCGGTGAACGAGTCCTGGTTGACCCAATTGCTTTCAAAGTTTACATTGGTCATAAGTAAACTGCCCCCTCGCCTGTCATTGCTGGGACGGAGTTAGCGAAATTGTAGTTAGCAGACAGTAAGTCATGGTTCCATACAACGCTGCATTCAAGCCCGTACTTCTCATTCAACTCCTCACATGCTTGCCTTCTTGCATTCAACGCTGCAAGGCGGAAAATCTCAATCTGCCCGTTATTGCTCATGACTTCAGCGGCCTGTACTCGTTCTCGCTTTTGGACGTTTGAATTATCAATCCCAAGCAGGGTCATGGCCTCCTGGAAAATAGTCTGCTTGTCAGCATTGATCAGATTGACCAGGTACGGGGCGTTAGTCTGGATTGAACCGAAAGACGAAGCATCCATCAGCGTATCAGACCCGATAATCAGCGGCTCGTTTCCGTCGTAGTTCTTGTAAAGGTTGATCATGTCTTGCTTACGGGCTTCGGGGCACGTGATGAAGACAGGTGTTTTTTGTGCCCGTAAGTTGACGCTTCGTGTCTGATCGAAGTCAGCAAGGTCGCGGGCATACAGGTCTATCATATTATGCAGCGGTGTACGAGTACGGTTGCCCCATACAATAACACCTTTGTCTGCACTCATGCGGTACATCCACCCGTTGTTGCCGTAGCTGAACAGTTTAGTCGGATTCTCGTTGAAGTTCCAGACTCCTTCAGGGTTTACCATTGTGGTGATGAAGTTGTTGAATAAATATGGCTTGAAAATAACCGCACACCCGTTGCGGAACAATGCAAGTTCTAGAAAACGCTCGTCTACCGTGCTAGGAAGCCCAATCCATTTGAAACGGTTGATGGCAAGCTCCATGAGCAGCGTGTAATAATGATTATACCGTCGGGCGTTGAGCGTAAGCGCTTGCCATGGCTTTTGCTTATTCCATGGGAATTCCTGGTTCCTCGAACGGTTGCGCTTTGCCGTGTCTTTCATATTAGGATTAGCGGGCTTTCGCATCATATCACCTCGTTGTCATATATCGACCGAGTGAGGATATCGTTAGGGTCGTTCCACACGGTGGTACCTCGCTCGAATATCCCTCGGATTGACTGCTTGTACGATTCAGGCACATTGGTGGACAATATATACGTGTCTTGCATTTGCCAATATGTGAAGTGGGTCATGCATTTGAGATTCGCAGGCGGTTGGATGTAACGCTTGAACGCATAGCCGAAGCGGAACCAGTAATCGCCGATAGACTTGATGAATGTGTCGTTAATCCTCCTGAAACGCAATGACCATCCATACACACCATTGGCCATATTGAATGCGTCGCCGTCTGTTGCGCCGCTGGTAGACGGTGCAATGATCTGCATGTTCTGAGTTTGCGCTTGGACTTCTTTAATTTGCATGGAGTAGTCGCCTAAAGCAGCATAATCGGCGAATGCCAAATTACGGTTGTTTATGCCCATAGTCATTGCTGAGTTGTTCTGCGCAACATTGTTGCGTAGAGCGTTCTGAGCGTTGTTGACCGCTGTATTGGCAAGGATATTGACGGTCGCTGTGCCTGCTGATTCCAACCCGTTGACTATGCCGCCTATAGGGTTGCCGTTGCCGATACCGGCTACCACGCCTCCGACTGCATTTATCCCTCCGTTGAACCCGGTTTGCAGGTTCTGGATTCCTTGGATGTTCTGGGATGTGGAGATTCCGAGCGCTGTGTTCTGTAACATGTTCTGGTTGGTCTGATTGGTGTTCTGCCATCCTACCTGGTTGCTTCTCAGCGTCTTGTTCAAATCCCATTGGGCGTTGTCGTAAGCATAAGTACGTGTATGTGCAGTCATTGCGTAATTAAGCAAATACGAGTTATTGACAATGGAGAAGTTAGGGAAATTGCTCAGAGTCAACGCCGAATGTGTGAATTCGCCGCCATCGAATGGCACGGTTGTCGGGCTAGAAGACCCCATCATATAGACGTTCATCGGGGTCGTGGCCTCTTGGTCGGTATTGTATTGTATAGGTACAATGACTTCGCGCATGAAGCCGGGTGCCGCACATGTGTACAGCTGGAACTTATAGACTTTGAATGCGAACCCAATGGTCGAATCCACTGCGTGAATGTTTTCAGGCCGTAAAAGGACGGATTGCCCTGCATTGTCGGTCATCTCAATTGTTGCATATGGCCAAACGCCGAACTTTTTCAAGCGGCCATATGGTTGGGGCACCTCAAACCAATTGTATCGAGGGTCGTTGATATCGGTAGCAGGGACTTCGATATCAATCCTCTTGGTAGGCGGGTTCGGGTTTTTGAACGAGTACACCGATACGCCGCCTATAGTAATGTACGATTCAAGCTCGTCGTCAATGATATCGCTTGGCACAGCAGTAACATTTTGTACGCATTGCGTCACCCATGGATAGTCCGAAAGTGCGGAAAACAGCTTTATGTAATTACTGGCCTTGACTGCGTACACACTTGAACTTGATGGGATATTGGTTACGTAGCTGCCTGTTGACGTTGTGAATACCGGGTTGTCCTTAGTGCCGTAATTGCCGTCTAGCTTGCAGGTGATTGCAAAGATCACCCATAACTCAACGCCCTGCATGGCATAAAAGCGTGTGCTCATGATTCGCATTTCGCTGCCACGCTCGAACTCTTCTGGCACGATCAGACAATTATGGTATGGCGGCCATTGCTCACTTTCAGCGTCAAGGAACGAGTAATGCCCACGGTTGAGGTATCCCCTCGTTATTGTACAGTCCAGCAGATAGGTCATGACCACGTCAAGTTGAATCTGTACCTGTGTGGCATTAGGCGAAAGGTATTGCATAGAGGTGATGAAATAATAGTACTGTGTCCTTGCGGTGGGCGATTCGTTAGGCACAGGAAACGGCGCCGATGTCACAACGATATAGTTATAGTTGTTTGCAGTGTTGAATGGCACGTTTATAACTACTGGCAGCCCGTATTGTATAATTGTGCGTGTCGATACTGACAACGTGTGGCCGTGCGGTATAAGGCCGTCAAAGTAATCATCCCTCTGTTGCTCAGAATCGAACCTGACAATATCCTTATAAGCAGCATCCCATGGGACATTGCACAAGAACAGGGTAGAATCCTTTGTCCATAAAGAATAGTCGAACTCGTTGCGATAGGAATAGATATCCGACGGAGTACCAGGGAATCCCGGTACTCCGTTTGTCTGGTTGTTAGGCATCGACAATATCAATCATAAGGTCAGCCGTGAACGGCGTTTGTGACGCAATATTAGTGTCAGGGTCGATATAAGTTGCTGTGATCTCGACAGTCAATTCAGTCGCTAGCTCGTTCGAGCCGATGAACAACAGGCCGAACCTGTCAACATGGGTGAACGAGCTGAGCGCATGGTCAGAGGAAATGATCTTGAACACGGCACCTTGAGGAACGATCACATCACTTGAGAAAGCCCTGCCATTAGGCCGTTGGTCGCCCGTGGTGACGGTACCAGTGACAATGGCCGCAAGCTGTAATTGCTTCCCACGGACTGCGCTGGTCGGCGTGGTTCCGTTCGGCAATGGTGCTATAACAAGCTCTGCCCCGTCCACTACAAGTTCTCCGATCATTTCGACTGTGCCCTCGTTCGTTGTGAACATGATGGCGTTGATCAGTGCCGACGCTGAGAGGATTGACCAATGGTGAAGATAATATGTGGTCGAAAGAGTCTCAGGATTGTAGAACGTGTTCGTCTGGAAAACAACATCAGCACAAACGAACCAGTCTTTATCGACCAGTAGTGCTTGGCAGCCTTGGATTGGGAACTCGTCAACAACGATCACCCTCGACTTGATGTCTGCCATCGACACATTGAACGCGCCTGCGAGTGCTTCAACATCAATATTGGCAATCACATCAGGAGTTGCCAATAAGTACAAGTCGTTAGGCATAGACCGGGTGGGAACGCCTGCAAAGTTGTAACGCCCTTTGAGGAACTGTAGTTTGCCTGTTGTAGCACGTACCAGCTTGAGGAACTGCTTGGCATCCGTCTCGGTAGCATCAAGGACGCTCAGATCAGGGCAGTTGATCTTGTAGAATCCGAAGGCATCCTCATATTCTGCGATCAGTTGCAGCATTGCGCGGAACTCGGCCTCGTTGTCGCTGAGCGTCGGAATCGCCAATGCGCCATTGATGAAGTTGTTAAGCCCGTACTCGTCAAGGAACGCTTGTTGAAGTTGTGACTGGTTAATGGAAATCGCGAACTTGTCCTGTCTGCTGATCTGATGGAGCTTCATCTCGATTTCAGGAGGGTACTGTTTAAGCAGCGTCTCGGCGAACTGGTCGTAGCCCTTTGCCTTGATAAGGTGGTAGGCGATTTCTTGGATTGACGAGCCAGCCCGCAACATGCCGCGTTTGAACGGTGCAAGCGGGTTTTGGAACTGCACCTGGTTGATGCGGGTGTCGCCGATGCGTTGGATAAGGTTCGAGACGAACATGTTCCAGAACTGGATGTTCGCCGGGTCTTGCAACGCCGCCATGGTTTGCGCGATACCGCCTTGGGTCGTTGCCGGGATGGTCTGTTGGTATTCGTTAGTCCCTGCCGCCCAAATAGCGTCAAGGATAACCGCGTTAGTCTCTGCCATTTCTCACTTCCTAACTAAGGTCTAGGTCTTTGATAGCCTTCATGCGCGTGATGCCGTCATTGATTGACGATTGCGTCAAAAGGTCTTGTGTCGTGTCGATCTGTGCGCCGTTCCCTGCAATCACCATATCATAGAGCCGTTCCCGTAAATCGACTATGACTGCTTCGAGCGCGTCGATACGGGCATTCGCCTCGTCAAGCGGGGTTCTGCCTACAGGGCTGGTTATAGCGCCGTTCGTTAGCGCTATTCCGGTTTCGGCGGCAATTTCGCCTTCGTATTCGTGCGCTTCCTCGTTGGCCTCGTCACTTTCCGAACCTTCCTGTCCGCTTTCCTGTCCAACGGGTTCCACTTCGGGTTCGACTTCGTTTTCATTCTCTGCCATTCCTTTCCTTTCTCTTGATAATAGCAGTTTGCCCGGTTGCTGCTTGCCCATAGGCCGTATGGATTATTCAACGATTGTGCCGGGGTCAGCCGTGGCATTGCACAATCGGACACAATAGCATACCGGGCAACCGCCTAATCAAAACTATATACAATTTTTTAGTTGAGAATAGGATTTATAAAAAATCCATAAAAAGACTATATGTCCCTGATCACAAAATCGGACTCGTGGAGTATTACACCGCCATGCACTTTTCTGGGGACTAGCTTCCCGCCGGGAACAGTGGCACCGATGTAAAAACTGTCCAAGTCAAGGCCAGCCCTCTTGTCACGCCGAAGCCCAGCGCACGTCACGCGGATGCCGTTGTCAGTTGGGCTAGTGCGGTATTCGGGCTTGACTACCTCCAAGTATGTCTTTGCCCGCAAGAACTTGGCCGCCTCGAACGACGATTCATGCTTCCATTCTCCAAGGTTCTTCGGGTGGATTCGTATCCCCTCAATAGGATAGTCCCCCACAAGATGCATTGAATCCGTGTCGGCATAGATAAACCTGCCTTGGTCTAGCGCTTCTTGGCAAGCAGTTATAGTGGTTTCTCGTGCATAGGCTGTGACGAATGCTGCTGCTGCCGTGTAAACTGGCTCTCGTAACTGCTGCTCGTCATCCAATACATACTCGATAGCGTCCTTGTCACCGTCTAGCACCGGATACCTCCCTGTAACATCAGGATTGGTTGCCAATTTCCCATATAACGAATTAAGCATGAGCTTGGCCAGTTGTTTGACGGCACCCGTGTTTGAATTCTTCACGTCCATCCAATGCTTTATATACGGCTCGAATATCCTCACAGCACTATCGAACTCATATCCCCCGCAATACTCGATCACTTGCACATCATAATGGCCAAAGAACATAGCAAGGTCAACCGACGTGAAGACAACCTCGGTTGGCTCGTCAATCGACTCTACATAATGATGGGCTTGAAAGAACCCGCCACTGTTCATCAATAGCGTGGGCAATTTCCCATACTTTAGCTTCGCCATACAATATATGCTTTGCACATATAACTTGTGGCCGTTGTACTCTCCTGAAAAAGGATAAGGCATACCGACTGGAAGACGCTTCATCATCATTGCAGGGTATAACGAATTCACGTCGTATACGATTCCTTCACCGATCGTCTTCTCTTTGTATTGTTGGTTAAGATACGTATATCCGCCTCGGTATGACCTACGCAAGAACCCGTCAATATCAAGCGATATAGTCGGGAAATGACGTGAAAAGTGTATCATGTCCTTACACGACGATAAAGCGTCTGAGCCTACTGTCAACTTTGTCAAGCCTTGGTCGAACTGAGTTTGGAGAGCGTATGCTATAATCTGTACATCGTGCTTGATGTACTCCTTTTCTAGGTCAGTGAGAATATGCCCGATTGGACGCGGCTCGTCATAGTCGATAGACAGTTTTTTACACGGTATTTTGAAGTCGTTTGCAATCTGTTCTACTGATGACGGTATTTTTTTATAGCTGTCTTTGATAGTGGCTCTTGACCTATGCCGTTTCGAATTCTCAAAGACTATATCGACTTGGTATAACTTGTTCATTTTTGATATCAATGTGTCGAACGTATTTGACTGGCCTGTTTTATTGCATTCATAGCCATTGCGTAAGAGGTAGTCCATTATAAACACCGCGTCGAACCCAGCATTGTGAAAATAATAATTGCCGTTGTTCTCTTCCATATATTCAATGAAAGACTCAATGTCTATGCCAATCTCAACATCTTCGGGACAGTCTACCGGGCATACTGCCCATGCCCATACCCTGGTTTCTGAGCGTGATATGGCCTCTGTTGTTGTTTCAAAGTCAGCAGAATAATTGCGCACGGGCTTCATAACGCTAATAAATCAGTAATGATATCAATGATGTTGGCTTCTGTCTCTGGCTGGTACAACTCGATTGCCGAATGTCGCTTATCAGCCTCGATGTCGGTTGCGTTCTCGTCTTTTGGATAGTCGAATATCGTAGAGATAAACGTGGAATGGCCAATAAGATAGTCAATCTGTTGCGGAGTAAGCCTGTCTACAACGCTATCAACAGAATCCATGAAGCCTAGATAATCCAACGCCGTTCTAATATTCTCTTTAAGTATCCGCAATTTCTTCTCGTTGTATTCAGGCGTTATTATCTTATTAACACTGCTAATATAGTCATATACGGATTTCTGTGACCTGAACACGGATGGGTCTGGAACTTTCTTCATCTGGAACGCCATTGCCTTGTTGCCTTGCCTTGTCTCGTATTGCCCGGTTTTGGGGTTGTATGTCTCATACATATGGGTAAGCTCTTTAACCGTCATATTAGGGTGACCGAGGACTTTATCGTTACCATAGACGTTGCCGAACTTGTCCATACGGAACTGGTTGGCTTCTTTGACCGCTCGTTGCATTTGACTGTATGCGACTCTAGAAATAGGCGCTCCCTCCTTCCCAGCGACATATTGATTGCCAAAAATAAATATCTCTAAATTGGACTTATAAGCGTGTTTTTCTTTAAGCGACATATTGGCAACGGGTTTCAACGGTGATATCGCACGTGTTTTGATGCCGCGCTTCTCTAAACGGCGTAACTTGGCTTTTACGCGCTTCTCGGCTTCGGTAATTTGAGTGTTTATATTTGTTTTGGCCATTTATCCCCCTTCGAAACAAAAAGGCACCCACATATGCAGGTGCCTAATTTGCACATATATTCGAATTAGACAATCTCAATAGTCAGATAGTCAAGGTCGCGCTTAGACGTTGCGAACTTCGGAAGCATATTGATTCCTTTTCCCCATTGCGACGGGTTGCCGAATATTGACAAAAGTCGCTGTGTTGCCGAGAAGATACTAGGAGATGGAGAAGCATATGAATCGCCCTTGTCAGTAATGAAGATAACCCTCGGCTTTTTGAGCATCACACCAGGGTTGTTCATATCCTCGAATTCGGCGTCATGGGCAATTATGTTAACGCATGTGAACGCCTTACCGCCGCTCTTGACATAATCACGCAACGGGATAGCGCTATTGATTGCGTTAAAGAGTTTTACCTTGTCTTCAGCAGTATCGCCCAAACTGCCGACATAGAGCGATTCAGAGCTATCGACAATATCTTTCGTGGTTCGTTCGATTGGCACAATGCCCATATCATTAGTGTCTTGCATTATAATTCCTTTCATTCAAAAATCTCTTCATCAATCTCACTCGTAACTTTTACTAAATCGGAGTCTCGCGTTAACAATTCAACTAAGTCAATCAGTATTGATTTATGATTGTGTATAATTCGCGATACCAAATACTTTCCTTTTGGATAGTTTTTTATCGCTCTATTGCAGGCGGTTCGATAACTCATTTTCCCTTCAAAAACATCCTCGACATTTTTTAATCCTGACCCGTCCTCCTTCACAACTCCATACACACGTGTTAATACCATATTCATTGCAACCATTTTCATCCCTCCTTTCATTACCACGGCTATACTTAATATTGTATCACTTATTAATACTCGATTGTTAACTTTTTCACATTCTCTAAAACCAACATACTTCCTCCACTTTCAGCGGGCGGTTTTGGAGCCACTTTTTGTGGGTTGGCGTATGAGTCCCAATTCTCTTTTGTCCCATAAAAGTAATTAAGGTCTAAATTACCGTCATAACCGACTAATCTGCCGTCACTGCAAAACTGCCATGCCGCTGTCAATCCTACCGCATTCGGCGGTTCGCCTCCAAAGCTAAAATCTGGGCGCGAAACATTAGGCCATTGAGCTAGCCATCGACCGCAATTGCTCTCAACGTAGCCACCTGCAAACGAGCTAGGCCATGAATAGATAAATGGCCACACGCCGGTTAGTTCCTTTATCCGACGAACAAATATGTTCGCGTCTTCATAGTTAAGCGGCTGGTCTTCCCAGTCAAGGCACGGCAACCCTTCACCGAAATAGTTCTTGCAATGCTCATAAAAGTAATTCGCCTGATCGAATGGGTTTATCCCTCGTTTCAGGTAGTGGTAGAAACCCCATTTCAATCCGATCTTCTTGCATTTCTCCACATTCTTGTCACACCAGGCATCAACAAAGCTGTTCCCCTCGGTTGCCTTGATGATAACAAAGTCTAACGGATTGCTTAATGCAATCACATCAAGCGGGATGTCCCCCTGCCAGTTCGATATGTCGATTCCATTCAGCGTCATTTGTCATCCTCTTTCTTGCTATACGTAGCATCTATCTTATCCAACTTGGCAAGTGTTACCTCCGATAACGTGGTAATCTTCTCAATTGCCTTGGTGTTGTCCTTCAACGTTGTCATGCACAACCAGAACATGAGGATAAAA